ACACGACTGGAGTGAGGATGGTTGGAACTCTAAGAGATATACATCTAAAGATTTGCTAAATTGGACACTGGACAGTTGTACAAGTTTAGTTATAGGTCTTGGGGAGTGTAAATCTTTTGTTGGTAAAGCCGCCTGTATTGACATCACTACAAGCTGCTATTTCTCTTTATGCGATAAAGGTCAAATTGAAAACAAAACAGAAGGACTGCAATTGGAAAGAACAGGTATTGTTACTTCTAATGGTGATAGAATTTATGTCTGTAACTGTTCGACAAACCCAGTATCAATTAATGTGTGGGGGTATGAAGAGTAATGTCTCGTAGATTAATAACCACTAAAACGGCAGCTTCAGGGGGTGGAAGTACTTTTGTCCACCCCGAATGCCACGACATAACGTGCATTCAAGCCAGTTGCTATAAAATTAAAGATGGTGATACAACCCCTCCTATGCAGGAGTGGCAAACACTTTATTCAGCTTGTGGAGCTGATGTAGGTATAACTGGTGCTCCTTGTATATCTCTAGATTTTTCATATTATGATTATGAAGAAATATGTATAAGAGCTAGACTTGGTACTTGTTGCTGTTGTGGTGGTTTAGCAGCTTATCTAGGAAAACAAGATGGATATATCCATTGTTGTTGTTATCCCTATTACTGGAATAGCATCTGTAGTTGGGGAAACACCTGCTGTACAGGAGACTTTTTAATTGCACAATGTAACTGCCACACAATGTCCTTTAATGGATCTTTTTTCCCTGTAGTTACCTGTGAACGTAGCTTTTGTTTTTGCACCTTTGGAAACTATATAGGTGGTAAAATAGATTTTTGGTGTGCAGCCTATAACAACTGTTGGAGTTCCCACCAACCAGCTAGTTTCTTCGTAGATCCTTATAATCAACCTCTAAATCAATATTGCATGTTATGGTGTAACTTTGACAGGATTATTTTTTGTAAGACAACTCATGGATTCTGTCCAAATCCTGTAAACGATCTGCTAGAAGTATTTGGCAGAAAAAGTAAAGGAACATAAAAAATGAGTACTTCAGTACGTGTGACTGCAAAAGGTGTTTTTAAAGTTCCAAATCCAACTATCTCTGACGAAGATCAAGTATTAATTGATGCAGCAAAAAATGATGCTGCTTCAAGTGGGAGTAGATTTCGTAGGGATCTCCTCTTAAATGAATCTGATTGGACACAAGTAGCAGACTCTCCTTTAATAGATACGAAAAAAACAGAGTGGGCCACTTACAGGACTTCTTTAAGAAACTTACCATCTCATGCAAATTGGCCTAATCTTGAAGACGATGATTGGCCCACTAAACCTTCTTGATACCTGACTAATTTCATGGTATACTAAACACCAGTGCTTGTTTGCTCTGTAAAGATAATAAAAAGAAAGAAGACTCGTGAAAAAACTATTTATAATTGACGGTGGGGCAGGTCGTGCTATTGCAGCTATCCCTGCCCTCCTAAAGTACGCAAAGAAACATGATGACTTTGCTATCTTAGTGCATGGTTGGGATACACTCTTTTGGGGTATTCCTGAGCTACAGGACAAAGTGTTTAACCCTGAGCAAAAAGGTATCTTTGATCAAGTAGTTTCTAAAGCTAAAGAGATTTTATCTCCTGAACCATACAGAGTACCAGGTTATTTTAAACAAGAAAAATCATTAGCAGAAGCTTTTGATTACTTGATTAATAACACAGATGATCATTCTGATCTTACTCCCCCAGTCTTAAAAACATCTAAGATGGAAGAGATAAATGCTGCGGGTTTATTAATAGATGCTAAAAAACAACAGCAAAAGCAAAAAACTATCGTCTTACAACCCTTTGGCAGATCAATGCAGAAACACCAGACAGGTGTCCTTGTGGACGAATCGTCCCGTTCTCTTGATCCCGACTCTTACTTGAGGTTAGTTAAAAAACTGTCTGCAAAATTTAACCTAGTGTTAATGGCAGATCAACAGTTTTTTATTGAAGAAGATACCTACACATTAAAGCCTACAGTAGACTTAAGAATGTGGGTTCCTTTTATTGGTGCAGCAGATTACTTTATTGGTGTAGATTCTGTTGGGCAGCATATAGCAAGAGCACTGGGTATTCCAGGGACAGTTATTGTTGGATCTACTTTTGCTATAAATACAACTTACCCAGACTATTTTAACATTGTTGAAAAGGAAGATGCTAAGAAATACTCACCTATTCGTATCTCAGGACTTGAGAGCCATTTAGCTGACAGAGCTAATGACACTCTTATGGACTTTAGTGATGATCAGATCAACAAGATCTATGCAAACATACTAAAAGATATCGAAAAGAAGGTGAAGTAAAATGAACATTTTAGCTATTAATCCTGGGCACAATGGGTCTGCTGCCTTACTTGTAGACGGTGAGCTTAAATTTTACATTGAGGAAGAAAGACTTTCTCGTAGTAAATATGACGGTAACCCTTTTAAAGGTATGCTAGAAGCACTTAAGTATGGCGTAGACATTCTAGTTCTTGGTGGGACATCTTCAGAATTCCCCAGATTACCTTGGACAGGGGAAGATCCATACTCAGGTTTTCTTCGTAAATTTAATAAAAACTTACAAGTAATAAACATCGGTCATGCTCATCATGTAGGTCATGCGGCAGGTGCTTTCTACAACTCAGGTTTTGATAAAGCTGTAGCTGTAATTGTAGATGGGTCAGGAACTCATAGAAATATAAAGATAGGGGAAGAGGCCACAAACCCAGGATTTGAAACAGAATCTATTTTTGATTGTGACTATGAAGATGGTGTTAATAATTTGTACACCTCTTACGGTGGAAACTATGATACCGTCAGAGCAATCAGTGATAAAGTAGATATGGATAGTGCTGTAACTTTTGTAAAAGCATACGAAGCTGTTTCGGAATATCTTGGCTTTGGTTTTATTGAAGCAGGTAAGACGATGGGTCTTGCTCCTTATGGTCAGCAAGATGAAAGTATCCCTGATCTTTTTATTGAGGGGAGGGGAAATAAGAACCTATTTATTCCTTCCTACCCTGCAGGAGCACACATAGACCACACAAGATTTTCTTACCTAGCTCTTAAAGAAGATCCACGTGCTTGGCATAAAGACTCGACTAAGGTAACAGACGCAGCTAAAAATTTAGCCTGGGCCGTTCAAGAGGAAACACAACGTCTTGTTGGGGATCTAATTGAAAAAGCAGTTGAGATGACAGGAAAAAAGAATGTCGTGATTGCAGGTGGATATGGTCTCAACTGTGTTGCTAATTATTACTACAAGAAACGTTTCCCTGATCTTAATATCTACGTTGACCCTATTTCACATGACGGTGGCACAGCTATTGGTCTAGCACAGCTAGTACACTACAGTGAAACAAAAGACACTGAGAAACGTCCACTAAGCACACTATACCTTGGCCCTGAACGTGAAGAGAGTTACAATCTAGGAGAATACGACACAAAAGATGTTACTCCTGCTGATGTAGCAAAGCTTATTTCTGAGAAGAACATTGTTACTTTGTTCCAAGGTAGGTCAGAGGCAGGGCCAAGAGCACTAGGTAACCGTTCTATCTTATACGATCCCACTGACCCTAACGGCAAAGACACAGTAAACAAGGTCAAAGGACGTGAGTGGTTCAGACCATTTGCAGGATCAATGCTCAAAGAACATTTTGAGGAATGGTTTGAAACATATGGAATGGAAGAGACACCATTCATGATGTATGCAATGGACTTTAAATCAGAGAAACATGGTGAGTGTCCTGCTATTACACACGTAGATGGTACATGTCGTATCCAGACTGTAACCAGAGAGCAGAACGAAGCCTACTACGATCTCATTGAAGAGTTCCGTAAGATTACTGGTGTACCAATTCTGTTCAATACAAGCTTTAACCTAGCAGGTGAACCACTTGTAGAGACACTTGAAGATGCATTACACACAATGGAGAACTGTGATATTGACTACATGTACCTACCAGAGGTAGGAAAGCTTGTTACGGTAGCTTCTGAGAAAACTGAAGAAGATCCTCAAACACCTTAGTCTTCTTTCTTAGTTTCTCTTTGGAGAACTTTTGAAGATCTTTTTCAGTAGCTACCCCATGACCAGTACGTACTAGGATTGGGGTAGCACCAATACGTTCTGCAGCTTTAAGATCAGTTATCTTGTCACCTACGTAGAAGCCACCTTGTTTAAATCTAGCCTTATTACCAAATATTTCTTTCTCTGCCCTGTGGAACATACCAAGATTAGGTTTAGCAAATATGTCATTCTTAAGTGAAGACTCAGAATAAAACAAACCATCAATGGAGTAGATACCAGCATTGCCAAACACTTCAAACATACGTTGATGAATGGCTTCCACTTGCTCTCGTGTCTGCTCCTTTTTTATAATACCCCCTTGGTTCGTAAGTATAACTACCTTGTAACCTTTTAGCCTGATCTTACGAATAGCCTCCAATGACCCAGGGATAGGCTCCCAATCGTCAGGGTCAGTAATATAAGAACCCCTGTCGATGTTGATAACGCCATCACGATCCAATCCAACAATAGACTTAGGGAATACTNTGGGCCAATCTGGTGGTAAATTTTGTTGCTGTACTTGTTGTAGGTCTTGCTCTACAATGTGTTTAAATCTGGACATAAGGTCTCCTTTTTAACAGGATAATACACATGAAAAAAGTATTTGTCAACGGAGCCTTTGACGTACTACATTCTGGGCACCTTGATCTTATTGAATTTGCAGGTATGTTAGGGGGTCATCTAGTTGTAGCTATTGACACAGATGAAAAAATAAGGTATAACAAGGGAGCAGATAGACCTTTTAACAATCTGAAAAATCGGAAGCATCTGATGTCAATGTTGAAGCCTGTTAATGCTGTTGTGCCGTTTAATTCGGATAAAGACTTGGCAGCTATTATTAAGAGGTATGAGCCTGACGTTATGGTAAAAGGTTCCGATTGGAGGGGGAAGAAGATTGTTGGTGAGGAATACTGTAAAGAGGTAGTATTCTTTGAGAGGACCAATAATGAATCAACAACAAAAACCCTCCAAGATTTTGTTGATAGGAGACGGATGTTATGACGAGTATTGTTACGGCATTGTAAACAGGCTAAATCCAGAAGCACCAGTACCAGTACTAGACTGGGATACTACTGCTAGTAAACTAGGTATGGCTGGCAATGTATTAAAAAATCTAGTCTCCTTGGGAGTAGACTGTCACTACGACATTTTGTACAAGGAAACAAAAAGAAGATATATTGATTCAAAGACAGGCCAACAAATTGTTAGAGTCGATATCCCACTCTTAAAAGAGGTGCATGATGAACATCGACTGCACAAGTTTAATGATTACGATGCTGTCGTCATTTCTGACTATAATAAAGGTTATGTTAGTACCTTTGCAATACAAAGCATACTAGAGAGTTATGACGGTCCTGTATTTATTGATACAAAGAAGCAAGATCTAAAGTTACTTGGTAAGGCTTTTGTAAAAATAAATCAGTACGAATATGAAAATAGAATATCTGATGCAGAAAATATGATTGTTACATTTGGATCAGAGAAAGTTGTATACAAAGATAGACTATACTTACCACCAAAAGTAGATGCACATGATGTTTGTGGGGCAGGAGATACTTTTTTAGCAGCTCTGGTGTATGACTACTTACAAACAGACAGTATAGAAAAAGCTATTGAGTTTGCTATGAAGGCTGCTGCGGTAACTGTCCAACATGTCGGTGTCTATGCACCCCGTATCGGGGAGATACGTAATGCGGCTTGATGGACATGTTAA